TAGACGTAAAGGTTGTTGCCGTACACGAGGGAGAGGATGCTGCTCGTTGTGCCCGACGTCCGCGCCGTCCACGTAATAGCGTCGGTGGAGGTTGCAAGGACGCCGCCGTTACCTGCGTAGACGTAAAGGTTATTGCCGTATGTGAGGGCGGTGATGTCGCTCGCTGTACCCGACGTCCGCGCCGTCCACGTAATAGCGTCAGTAGATGTTGCGAGGACGCCAGCCCCACCCGCGTAAACATAGAGATTGTTGCCGTAGGTAAGGGCATTGATTTGGCTCGCCGTACCTGACGTCCGCGCCGTCCACGTGATAGCGTCGGTGGAGGTTCGAAGTACGCCGCCGTTACCTGCGTAGACGTATAAGGCGTTGCCGTAGGTAAGGGCGTTGATGTTGCTCGTCGTACCCGACGTGCGTGCCGTCCACGTAATAGCGTCGGTAGACGTGGCAAGGGCGCCGGTGCTACCCGCGTAGACGTAGAGGCCGTTGCCGTAGGTAAGGGCGAAGATGCTGCTCCCCGTACCTGACGTGCGCGTTGTCCACGTAATAGCGTCGGTGGAGGTTGCAAGGACGCCGACGAAGCCTGCGTAAACGTAAAGGTTGTTGCCGTAAGTAAGGGCGGTGATGCTGCTCGTTGTACCTGATCCAATATACCAAGAGACTGCGCCATCAAAAATCAGCCCCACCCGTGAATACAGCGTGGGGTAAGTTGCCTGCGTTACGATGGAGCCATTTGCCAGTAGCCAGTCGCTGCCGGGATAAGTGGTGGTCGTCGCGCCTACGAAGTACTGGAACGCGCCGACTGGGAGATTGAAGAGCGAGACGTACTCCAGCGCAGTGCCGCTGCCATTAACGGCAAGCCCCTGCCCAGCGGTGCCGAAGGCGGTCAGACCCGTACCGCCGCTACCCACAGGCAGCGTGCCCGTGACGCCCGTCGTGAGCGGCAGCCCCGTCGCGTTCGTCAGCGTGACCACAGACGGTGTACCGAGGTTTGGCGCCGTCAGTACAGGCCCAATAGAAAGCACCACGCTCCCAGCGCCAGTGGACGTCGTGACGCCCGTGCCGCCATTACCGACAGGCAAAGTGCCGCTGGCGGAAGCGAGGCTGATCGGAGGAAGGATGGAAGAGAGTGTCGTCATGCTTCTACCTTATCACACAGCGGGAGGGGCGGGCCAGACGATGTTGAACGGGTCGCTCTGGATAGTTATGTCCCTGAGCGCCTGCCGATAGGCATGCTGATCGTCGCTGATGATAGCGCCAGTCTCAGCGGCCTTTGTTACCCACCAGTCGCTGCGGGTGAGAAGCGCGTTACGCTCAGCGCGGACAATAGCCCATTGCTCGGCGGTTTTGGCCGCGGCATCTTCGGTGGCCAGATCGCTGACGATGTAGTTCTGCGTCCACACGCCATCGATCAGCAGCGCCGGGCCATGCTCGCGGGCTTGCGTCGCAGGATCGAAGTACGGCGGCGTGACCAGCTTGAGTTGATGCACGCCGAAATGTACGACCTGCTCCGGCGTCAGCTTGACCACGCGGCAGAAGTTATCATCGTCCCAGCGCGTCGGCTCGACATCATGGATGTGCCGGATGAACGTGTCGCCTTGGGCTTGGACGTAATAGAGGTTCATCCCTCAGCTTCCTTTGCTTTGCGCTTGGCAGTGACGCGAACCACCGCCGCCTCGTATTCCGCCTGATCGTCGATCTGAGCGTGCAGCGCGGCCATGACGGCCTCGACGTTCGCCATCTGCTTGCGGGTGCTGTCTAGGCGCTCTGCCACATTGGCCGCAAACTCGTTGTCCGTGGCGTTGGCCAGCAGATGCTCGAAGTTTGTGCGGTCGAAGTCGTAGTGAAAATACTCCACCTCGCGGGCGTAAATCGCGTCCGCAAGCGTGTCGTATTTGTAGGCAGTGGGAAGTTGTGTGTATTGCATGGGTTCCTGCTGTTATGAATTGATTGTAAACGCTACGTTACGGCCAGTGCCAGCCGGCAGTGTGGCGGGGTTGGTGAACTTCGTGCCAAAGCCAGAGCCAGACCACGGGTATGCTGTGATAAACGGTGATGTGCTGTGCGCTACGGCGATGGCGTCTCCCGCTGCGGTGAACGCTACGTCTTGACCATTACCAGTAGGCAGCGTAGCAGGATCGGTAAACTTCGTGCCAAAGCCGCTGATGCTCCACGGGTATGCTGTGATGAACGGCGTTGTGCCGTGCGCTACAGCGATGGCGTCGCCAGCGGGACTGAACGCTACGCCGTTGCCATCGCCAGCCGGAAGCGTGCCGGGGTCGGTGAATTTCGTGCCAAAGCCGCTGATGCTCCACGGGTAGGCGGTGATATTGGGCGAAGTGGTGTGCGCTACAGCGATGGCGTCGCCAGCGGGACTGAATGCTACGTCATTGCCAGAGCCAGTCGGCAGCGTGGCTGGATTGGTGAACTTCGTGCCAAAGCCGCTGCCGGACCACGGATAGGCGTTAACGTAGGGCGATCCGAAAAACGCCACGGCTATGGCATCACCAGCGGGACTGAATACTACGTCGTTGCCTTGCGTAACCGGAAGCGTGGCTGGATCAGTAAATTTCGTACCGAAGCCAGAGCCAGACCATGGGTAGGCGGTGATGAACGGCGTTGTGCCGTGCGTCACGGCGATGGCGTTACCGGATGGGCTGAACGCTACGCCGGAGCCAAAGCCAGTCGGCAACGTTGCCGGATTAGCAAACTTCGTGCCGAAGCCGCTGATACTCCACGGGTAAACGGCGATGAAGGGCGAAGAGTTATCTGCCACAGCGATGGCGTCTCCCGCTGCGGTGAACGCTACGCCTTGACCATTACCAGACGGAAGCGTGCCGGGGTCGGTGAACTTTGTGCCGAAGCCGCTGATGTTCCACGGGTAGGCGGTGATAAACGGCGAAGTGGTGTGCGCTACGGCAATAGTTTCAGCGGTTGCGGCGCCTCCCGTTTGGTAAAGATAATTAGCCATCCATTTTGTAGATGTAACTTTGATGGCCATCAGAGTGTTATTCGCCGTAACGGCCACAGACCCGGTAATGCCCGACCCAAATACAAGCGTGTCTCCGCAGGCCACGTTTACATATCGCCCGCCGTTTTCTACCGTAAACAGCACAACCGTGCCAATCGGAAACGCAACGCTGCTGTTCGCCGGGATGGTGTATGTGCGAATATTTGCATCAGCAACCGGGTGAAATATCTGCTTACCCGCATCGCTCAGAACCAGCGTGTAGTTGGCGGATTGAATGTTTTGCGGGTACGCCACTGCGTTTGATGGGAGCGCGGTAGATGCCCAGATTGTGCCGTTGCTGGTCAGCACATTCCCTGTCGTCCCCGGAGCAACCGCCGTTACTGCAGACGTGCCATTGCCGATGACGACAGCGTTTGCGGTCAACGTAGTCGCGCCAGTGCCGCCCCGCGCCACGCCAAGCGTACCGGTGGTCTGCGTGTTGATGTCGATGATCCCGCCAGCGCCGCCAGCCTGAGCGTAGACCTGCCATGACGTTCCAGTGTAAATCAGCGTAATAGCGACGCCGCTGATATTGCAGATGAGGTCAGATGCGATACCTTCAATCAACGAACCGTTGCGGGCCACAGTAAGGTTGTTGACGCCCCATGATTCCGCGGCGTCCGTGATGATAACCTGATCACCGCTCGCGGGCGTGGCTGGCAGCGTAACCGTGAAGGCACCGCCGGTCGTGTTAGTCTGAACGCCTTCGCCCACTTGTGCGGCATAGTTTGCGGTCTTGACGGTCGTGTAGGAAAAACCACCTGAAAATTCAACAACACTGCCACCAGCGTTTTTGAAAAACAGCTTCTCATCGGAAGTGTTGATAGCCAGTTCGCCAGCCGAGAGGTTGGCTGCAAGCGGAACAGAACCCGGCGTTGCCGTGCGATAGAGTTGAACAAGCGTGAAGCCTGAAGCCGCCATTAGAACGTCCCTCCGTCAACGCCACCGAACGCGGGGGCGGACGCGCCATTAGATAGCAAAACCTGACCGGCTGTTCCAGCGGCAGTAAAGGCGTAAGCCGTACCCGTACCATACGGCACAGCGCCAGCCGTCGGCGCAGCGGTTCCATTCGTGCCGCCATTGGCAACAGGAAGAACACCAGAGACGCCCGTCGTCAGCGGCACGTAGCTCCAGCTTGCATTGGTGCCATCAGTGGTAACGAACTTATCGGCGTTACCCGTTTGCCCCGGAAGCGCTGACGAAAACGATGTCGCCGTTACGAAGGCCGTAGTCGCAATCTGCGTGGTATTCGTGCCGGCAGTCGCAGTGGGAGCCGTTGGCGTGCCGGTCAGTCCGGGGCTGGCAGCCAGCGCTACTACTGTACCGCTGCCGGTCGTGCTGTAAGATGTGCCCCACGCCGTACCCGTGGAGTAAGCAATACCGACGCCCGGAAATGAGTCAGGGCCGGTGTTGGTAATCGTAATCGAGCCGGTGCCGTTCGTGACCGTGATGCCAGTGCCGGCGGTCAGCGTGGCCTTGGTCAGCGTGTTGCCGGTGGTGTTGCCGATCAGCAGCTGCCCGTTCGTGTAGGTCGTCTGGCCTGTGCCGCCCTGAACCACGCTGATTGGCGTCGTAAGGCCCGAGAGGGACGTGATGTCACTGTTGGCGCCTGATGCAGCCGCGCCAATGGAAGCGCGTGCCACGGCAGCGTTGACGGCGGTAAAGATCCCGATACCCAGCGACGTGCCGCCGAGATTGATGAGCGCCGTCCCAGCAGTGGTGGCGCCGGTGCCGCCCTGAGCAATGGCGATTGGCGTCGACAGGTTGTTCGTGTCAGCCTCGACGACGTTCGTGCCGTCGCAGTACAGGATAGCCGCGCCGTTCTGAACGACTGCAACGCCGGTGCCGGCAGCGGTCTTAACGGTGAGCGTGTAGCTTCCGGTCGTCGTGTTGCGGACCCAGTATTGCTGGATCGTGTTCGGCACGATGATCTGCATGTTCGCGGTCAGGACGCCGCTGAACTGGTAGGCGATGCGGTTCAGGTTGGTGCCCGAGAGCGTGTACGGGCTGGGCTGCCCAGTCAGGCTGATCGACACATAGTCGAACGCGAACGACGCGCTCTGGCCGTAGCCAATTGTGTAGAAGCTGGTGCCGTCAGTCAGGATCCGCGCGCTGTCACCCGGGTTGAACACCAGAGACGCTTGGCCGTTGATCAGTTCGCCGCCCGCAGGAGCGATGGTCAGACCGCCTGAGCCTGAGTTGCGCGCGTCGAAGAACCAGTCGTTTCCGACCGCAGCCGCTGACGGCATCGTGAACGTACCAGCGCCGCCGTTCCATACGAGGACACGAGCGCGATCTGAAGACGTGAGCGTGTAGTCCGCCGAGAGCAGAGTCGTCGGGGCCGCCTGATTCAGCGTCGTCGTGATGGCCTTGAGGCCAGCCCCAGCCAGCGCACTCGCGGACGGAGAGGACGTGCCGGCGCCGTATTCAATCGCGCGCCATGTGCCGTTTACGGTCGAGTTACCCGTGAGGTAGATCTGCCACGCTTCCCCAGAGGCAATCGTCTGGATTGTGTTGCCGCTGTTGTCAGCGACCGTGAACGCGAACGCGCCGACGTTGAAGAACAGCGCAGTCTCACCGACCGAAGCCTGAGTGGCGTCGGGCATGCGGATCGTGAAGCTGCCCGCAGACGGCGTGACGTCCATGATGGAGGCAACGACGTTGGTGTTGGTGGCGACTTCAGTGGGCCACGTCAGAGTTACGTTAGCAGTCAGCGCGATGGCGCGATAGCTGACGTTCGCAGAGTAAATATTTGTACCGCCGAAGGTCGATGTGAAACTGGGCACCCTTAGTCCTCCCTGCGGATGATGCCACGATCAGCAATCTGGCGGATATCTTCGCCGTTCAGCGCGGCGACGGATCTGTCGTAGAATCCTTGCCAGATCGGGATGATCTCTTCGTTCTTGAGGAACGGGGCGGCCTCCATAAGCGAGGCGTAGAGCAAGGCGTTTGGCGCGTATTCCGTGAACCAGTTCGTTTGAACGTCGTCACCGAGAAGCGGCGGCAGTTCATAATAGATCAGTTCGTAAGGGAACGGGGCGTTCGGTGTAGGCGCGAAGAACCAGTGCGAATAATCATAATCAGCATAAAACCTCGGCGTCCCGGTCAGCGTCTGGTTCGGCCAATATTGGCGCATATACTCATACGCGCGCGGGAAGACTTCCTGCGTGGTATTGTAGCCGGTGCCGGTGCCAACACGGATGCTGACGGTTTCGCGCCAGCGGTCGGGCTTGGGGTAGGTCGGCTCTCCCACAGTCATGGTCGATGAGACCACAGTGACGGTGCCTTGGATCTTCAGTTCCCGGGCGAGGCGGCGCTCAGCGAGGCCGATCAGGCTGGGAAGCTGGAGGTAGACCGAAGGATCCGTCGCAAGCGTTGCCCCGCGCTCCAGATAATTCCGGAGGTCGTTCAGCAAGCTGGTATAGGTCATCGCCGTGGCCATAGCGAAACCCTACATCAATTCAGCGACTGCTGCAATTAAGGCTGCAACGGCTGCGAACGCAATCACGCCTTTGTTTTTCACGTTCGTCAGCTTCTCCATCAGCGAGCGCTGAGGCGGGTGGGGGTCGCCGATCACACCCTTGGTGACCTTGTTGACGACAATCTTCTCGGCCTCTTTCTTGGCAGCGTTGAGCGCCAGTTTCTTCAGGTCCATGATAATCTCCTTATTTAGATTTGCTTTCAATGACGCCAACGCGCACCTTCAAGTCGTTGATCTCGCCCGTCAGGTGCTCGCGTAACTCCGCTCTAGCCTTAGCTGAATGCGGACTGTCCGTAGGTACACCGTCTGGCGTGACGAGAACAGGCATAGAAGCTTCAATCTTGGTCAGTCGCGTCTCGAACGTGTTCACCTGCCCCAGCAGCCACGCAATGCAGGCGATCAAAATGGGCACTGCGCCCTTCAGAACGTCGCCCCAGTTGACGTTCACGGCAGCCACCCGGCGAACTTCTTCGTCTTCGCCTCGCGGTCATCCAGACCGTGGGTGCCGCCATTTACACGCTTTGTGAGCGCTAGGATGGCAGCGTCGTTGATACCTTGGTCGCAGATTGACCATAGCTTATTCCGGTCAAAAAACCAAAGG